GCCCCGCAAGGGGCACTGGTGACGGCTAAAACAACGGCCGGCTGGATCTGGGACTATCAGTCCCATCTTGCTATCAGCTCACGCGCATTTGCAACGCACGTGGCAGCAGGGGGTCGTAGTTCTTACTCCCTGAACAGCGAGGTAAATATGAAGACGCAGAAAGACTTAAACACGACCAATTACACGGATGTGTACGTTCACCACCAACGGGAAGGAAACTACCCAGCGGATTTCGGTACGTACCATTCGGGCACGAACTACGAGGTCAGAGTTTTGACCCGTTCGACCGGTATATGGAAACCCGGAGGCGGTCGTAAGCCAGAACAACCCTATCAAAATACCCGCATTCAGTATCGTGTTCCACACGGCAAAGTCGTGGCATACGAGAGGAATAGGGGGTATGGGGAAGGCAGGCATGTCTTTAATGGATCGGTGGGCACATTTTTCCAGGATGGATTTATAGGCACACTCGTCCCTGCGCACCATGGTGGTTCTGTGGCATCGTTTCCTGATATCAGCAGCCTCGGGGTAAACCCGGATCTCCTGAGTCAGGCGGAAGTCAAGTGTTACAATAAGCTTGACGCACTCCCGCGAGGAAGTGCACTGTTCGATGCTGCAGTAGCGGCTGGCGAAAGGCGGGAAACTGCCCGTATGCTCATGTCCGCAGTCTATGGTACCCTGAACCTTGCTAGAGCCGTCCATGGAATTGGAGGACGGGGAAGGCAATGGGAATGGGGCGTCTCAGAAGTTCTGAAAGACGCGTTTGGAGTAAATGTGCATCCGGCAAGACTTCGCCGGAGGTACCAGAACCGTTTGCGAAAACTCAAGAAATCCACCCTTGCGGGTGAAATAACGAGAGGTGTCGCGACGGCTTCACTTATGGCTGATATGTGGTTAACGTATCGTCTAGGTGTTACTCCTCTAATGTCCGAGCTTGATGGTTTGTATAACATCGTTAAGCACCAACCCGCTGATCCTTCAAACTTTACGTTTAAGGTCACCGCTCGCCACTATCGGGAGCGTGCATCCATGCAACAACGTGGAACGGACTATAAGTCTAGCGGGCGTCAAGAGTTCTATGCATCGGAACTCCACGGCTACACTGTGACTCTAGTTGCCGCGCCAACAGAGGCGGTAACAGATACATTGTCACAACTCGGGCTTGACAACCCAGCCGGGACGATCTGGGAACTCACCACTCTCAGTTTTGTCGTTGACTACTTCGTCAATGTCGGCAGCTTCCTCCAAGCGCTTAATGTGCCTAAGAGGTTCAAGTTCGTCGACGGCAGTTGGACTCAGCGTATCGTGCGTACATATAGCACGTCTATGATCGGACCTGAGGCCAATGCTCGTGGAGTCGCAACCTGCGACCACACGAGACGGTTTGTGTACGAACAGTTTCCCGTACCCATACCTCCCCTGTCACTAAACGGTGAAGATCTCACTGCAAAGCGCTTCCTAACTATGGCCGCTTTGGCCGTAGTGAAGCTCAGGAAACTCCTACAGTAGTACCTATCCCGCCCAAAGGAGGGCATCGGTTATGCCGATTTCAATCAACGATGGTAAAGCTTCACCGGTGGCTCACGTTTTCAGCCAAGACCGGGAACAACAGGGGGCAACCCCTGCGCTGTTTGTGAACCGCGCGAACACGGATGGACCCATGTCATGGGAAACCATCGAGTCGCACACCAGGCTCGCAGTCAAGTCGACTGACGAGCACGTCACGCGCCACGTCTTCAAAATCCCAAAAATCGGGACCAAGGACGGAGCTCCGTACGTGATCGGATACCGAAAGGTATTCGTGACGGTGGCTTCGAATCAGGCCGTCAGCAGTGAGGATGACCTCGCTGATGCCTACGCTCTGGCAGCCAACTGGCTGGCCAACGCGTCGGTGAAGACGGCTGGTAAGAAGCTACAGCCGTTCACGGGTTAACTATCCCGTGGGCGTGTCTGTTGCTAAGTTGCAGGGGACTGTCTCAGTATCATCTAGGCAGATTCTTATTTCTCCTGTTGTTTTCCTCGGATGGTGTTTCCTAGGAGTACTTATATGGGTACTAGTAAGCCTCGTAATTCTCGGGGCCCTAACAGCGCGGTCTCACTTGACCTCCAAGACTTTACACGGAGGTTCTTCGACGCCCTCGACGCAGACGGTGCCTTCACAGGCCCCGGCCCCGTCGAGCTCACACGGATGGGTTACCGTCCCGCTGCAGAGCGGTTCGCGGTAACGTACATCGCTGATGAGATGTTCTCGAAGTATGACGACGGGAAACCGTCAGCTCAGAAACGAGCCAAGGCTGTCGAGCGTTTTCTTCAAGCCGAACACCAGTGTGCTCTAGTGAATCAAAAACTAGAGCCGTCCGCCATTGGCCAAGAGCCGTGGTGGATGGACGAACGCAGTGACGCAGATGACGACCTTGTGGTCGTCGGCCTCGTTCTTAAACGGGCCCGAAGTCTGATCAGCCGCGTCCTGGGAGCTTTCCCAGGCTGGGTTAAGGTGATGGAAAACGCCAATTTTGGTCCCGGGGCAACCACCAGGTTACCTAGAGCCAAAGGCCATCATGCTTACAAGTGGGCTAATAACTCACAAGTAACACGCGCTGCATCAAGTCCGCTCCGTGAGATCATGGCAGAAATGCCAGGATTTACCTCTGTCCTTTTGGAGGAGCGGTCCACGCACGAAATCGTGCTAGGAAATAAACTTGATTGGGTTGCAAAGAACTATAAAACTGACCGCACGATAGCTATCGAACCTTGCTGGAATATGTTCCTCCAGAAGGGTGTAGGTACGCTCATTAGGCGTAGGTTGAAGAGAGTGGGGATCGACTTGGATGACCAAACAACAAACCAGCTGCTTGCCTGTATTGGAAGCATTACTGGGGAGTTGGCCACGATTGATTTGTCGATGGCTAGTGACTGTGTCGCTTATAGGTTAGCTGAGTTCGTGATCCGCCCCGATTGGTTCGAAGCGATTGCTACGCTGAGATCTCCTGTCGGATTCTATACTCTAGACGATGTCGACCATTGTATCGTCTACGAGAAATTATCCAGTATGGGTAATGGGAATACGTTCGAAGTCGAGACCCTGATTTTCTGGGGTATCGCTAGGGCGGTTTCTGAGCTCATCGGATGTGCAGACCATCGACTTTCGGTCTACGGAGATGACATTATCGTGCCATCCGGCATCGCTGATGAAGTCTGTAATATCCTGAAACAGGTGGGTTTTGTCACGAACAGTGACAAAACTTTCACTAGTGGTCCGTTTCGCGAAAGCTGCGGAGCCCACTGGTTTCAGGGGGTCGATGTTAAACCGTTTTACGTACGAGAGGCGGTCGACTCACTTGATCGCTTGTTCCTGCTACATAACAACGTATGCAGGTGGTTTCAGCAAAACCCCGATATCTGCAACCCCGATGAAGTTGATAGATTACTTCATTGGATCCGCAGTCACGCCCCAAAGGAGTGGCGCAAGCCCTCCCTACTGTCTTTACAGCAGGGCGACGGGGGTTTCTTTGGTACCTTCACGCAAGTGAGGCCACGGAAGCCTGGAGTCAAAAAGTTCGGATGGGATGGTTGGGTAACCGACGTTCTCCTATTTCGTTCCAAGTACGATAAACCAGCACCCTCACGGGTGGACCTAACAGAAGATGACGAACGGAACTCGTGGCCACTGCTTTCTAAGCCAGACTGGGCCTCCTTATGGAGGCTCGAATGGGCTCAAGCACGATGGTATCACGGGCGAATCCCCGCATCTATGTGGTCTTGCTGGGAGCCGTCTTTCCTAAGCGCCCTCGGGCGTCTACAGAAAGCGGCCGCGGATGTGCCATACCAGGAACGTTATTGGTATGAAGGCACACTTGTTACACCCTCGCATGCAGTCGAAAGCGTCTGGTGGGCTTAATCGCCCCGCTTGGCTATCGGCTGCACGGTCGGACAACCGTTTAAAACCTGGACGCTCG